ATCTCGGACCGTTTCATGGAATTAATCGAGAGATGTATGCAAGACTCAAATGCGGATGATGGTTGGAATCTTACCGACCCTCATAGTGGAGAGATCCGAGAAACAGTATCCGCAAAAGCATTATGGCAGAAAATATTAGAACTACGAATGGAGACGGGTGAACCCTATATCCATTTCATTGATACGAGTAACCGTAATTTACCACAGTTCCAAAAGGATTTGGGACTGAAGATACATCAGTCGAATCTGTGTTCGGAGATTATTCTCCCGACTAACGAGGACAGGACAGCAGTGTGTTGCCTATCTTCCGTTAATCTAGAGCACTATGATTCTTGGTCACGGAGTGAATTGTTCCTGAGGGATATGGCAGAGATGCTTGATAATGTCCTTCAGTTCTTTATCGACAATGCTCCGGACGCAGTATCACGAGCTAAGTTCTCAGCACAACGAGAACGTAGTATCGGCATTGGTGCCTTGGGATTCCATGCTTACCTGCAGAAGAAGAATCTGCCTTGGGAGTGTGCGATGGCAAAGGTGACCAATAACAGGATCTTCAACCACATAAGGACAAGATTGGATGAAGCCAACAGAACCCTCGGAACGGAACGGGGTGAAGCACCTGATGCGAAAGGCACAGGACGTCGATTTAGTCACGTTATGGCTATCGCCCCCAACGCTTCTAGTTCTATCATTATGGGAAACACTTCGCCGAGTATCGAACCTTTTCGAGCAAATGCGTACAGGCAAGACACACTCAGCGGAGCATACCTGAATAAAAATAAGTATCTTGATGTCCTGATAAAGGACAAGATTGAATCTGGTGAGACAAAACAAGATTATGATGAGATTTGGTCCAGCATTATTGCCAACGATGGATCAGTTCAACACCTTCGGTTCCTAACGGACGAAGAGAAAGATGTTTATAAGACTGCGATGGAAATCGATCAACGATGGGTTATCGAACACGCAGCAGACCGACAGAACTTCATCGATCAGGCACAAAGTTTGAATGTATTCTTTAGACCCGATACCAGTATTGCCTATCTCCATGCGGTGCATTTTCTTGCTTGGAAAAAAGGTTTGAAAACGATGTATTACTGTCGGTCCGAGAAACTTGGTAAAGCAGACAGAATCTCTGCTAAGATTGAAAGGCAGATTATCAAGGAACTTGATATGACTGCTATTGTAAATGATGAGGAGTGCATCGCCTGTGAGGGATGAGGTGTACACTCACATCCACCACATTATTCCGAAACATGCTGGTGGCACAGATGATCCATCTAATCTCGTCGAACTGACGATTGAAGATCATGCCATCGCACATCGGATGCTGTGGAAGATATATGGGAGAAAGGAGGACTGGTGTGCTTGGACTGGTCTTTCAGGTCTTGACGAAGAGAACAGACGTGCTGCTTGCAGTCTGACTCAAGATAGATTGTGGGAACAAGGTAGGCATAACTTCCAGAAAGTTAATGCTTCTACTCTACCAAAGAATCGCAAGATGCACTCCGAAAGAATGAAAGGTAATACTCTGGGAAGTCTCAAAAAGATTACTCCAGAATACCGAAAGAAACAAGCTGATGGTGCTCGTGGAAATACAAACGTGCGAGGAACAGTATGGGTTGTCAATGATATAGGTAAACGTAGACGAGTGAAACCCGACCAAATTCCAGAAGGATATCAGCGTGTCGCAAAAACTTAAATTAACTGATGAACGTGATTCGTTCAAACCATTCATGTATCCGTGGGCGTACGACGCTTGGCTGAAACATGAGCAGTCTCATTGGTTACACCTCGAGGTGCCAATGGCAGAGGACGTGAAAGACTGGCAACGTAAGTTGTCACACGAGGAGAAAGCATTCCTCACCAATATCTTCCGATTCTTTACTCAGGGAGATATCGACGTGGCAGGAGGATATGTCAATAACTATCTGCCATACTTCAAGCAACCAGAAGTACGCATGATGCTGATGGGTTTTGCTGCACGGGAAGCACTCCACGTTGCCGCATACTCACACCTCATCGAAACACTGGGCATGCCTGAGTCAACATATAATGAGTTCCTCGAGTATGAGGCAATGAGAGATAAGCACGAATACTTCCAAGACCTGTCTAGTCAGAATGGCACTACGGAATCTGTTGCTGCTAACATTGCTGCCTTCTCTGCGTTTACAGAAGGTATGCAGTTGTTCTCCTCGTTCATTATGTTGTTGAACTTCCCCCGTCATGGAAAGATGAAGGGAATGGGTCAGATTGTAACTTGGTCTATCGTAGACGAGACTATGCACGCAGAGTCAATGATCAAGTTATTCCGAGCCTATGTAGAAGAGAATATTGAGATTTGGAACGATAGCCTGAAGAGTCAGATCTACACCATCGCAGAGAAGATGGTAGAACTGGAAGACAAGTTTATCGATTTGGCATTTGCTATAGGTCCAATGGAAAACCTAAGTGCCAATGACGTCAAGATGTACATTCGTTATATCGCAGACCGTCGCCTAATCTCACTTGGGATGAAGGGACTGTTTAAAGTCAAAAAGAATCCACTCCTGTGGGTCGAAGAAATGATTAATGCACCAACGCATACAAACTTCTTCGAGAATCGTGCCACTGACTATGCTCGTGGTGCTCTGTCAGGAGATTGGAAAGACGTTTGGGGAACTGCTGCAGCATGAACGAATTCGAGATAGAATGTGAGGTTTGTGAGTCGGATGTCATTGTTTACAGTGACACTGGTGACGAACCTTGCTTCTGTCCGATGTGTGGTTCCCCCCTAACTCCCACGGAGGTACACGATGTATGAATACCGTGCTACGCTACGCAGGATTGTTGATGGTGACACCGTTGATGTGGATATTGACTGTGGTTTTGATATTGTCCTCAGCAATCAGCGCATTCGTTTATATGGCATTGACACACCTGAATCGAGGACGAGAGATCTTGAAGAAAAGAAGTTCGGTAAACTGGCGTCCCAATTCCTCATGGACAACCTACCTACCACCTTCACTCTACGCACAAGACTTGACGGAAAAGGGAAGTACGGGAGGATCCTCGGAGAACTCGTAACATACTATGGAGAGTACGACAGGGAAGTCTCTCTCAACCAAGTGATGATTAATAAGAACCTTGCGGTTGCCTATACTGGTCAATCCAAGGATGACATTGAAGCAGAACATCTAAAGAATCGAGAAATATTATATGAGTCAGGAGTGGTTGCTAGAGGGTAAACCCTACAGTCCCGACTATGAAGAGATCCCTGAGGAGTACGTTGGATTCGTCTACCGAATCACTGACACGGAAACTGGGGACAAATACATCGGTCAAAAGAGATTCCGTAAAACTAAGACTCTCCCTATCACGAAGACCCGTAAGAGAAGGGTCAGAACACTGGTAGAGTCCGATTGGCGCGCATACTATAGCAGTAGCAGTGTCATCAAAGAGAATGTCTCTCAGGGTCTCTCAGACAGGTATAGAAGAGAGATTCTAAGGTTCGGGTACTCCAAGGGAGACCTCTCTTACCTTGAGATGCTAGAGCAGATAAAATGTAATGTTTTATTTGATCCTAAGTATCTCAATGGAATCATAAATGTGAGAATCCACCAGAAACATCTTAGTGAAAAATTGAAGGAAGAATTACATGATCACTGAACAACAACCGCAATACCGCACACCTGAACTATACGAGGTGCTGGAACTGGTTGATCAGGCAAAGACTGATGATGAAGCAGTAGCAGTAGTCAAGAAGTTTGGAGAGAAATACTCTTGGTTCACCGACTACCTGCGTTGCGTATTCGATGAGAATATTCAGTTCAACCTGCCTCCAGGCATCCCACCCTACACTCCTGCGCACGAAGCACACTATCCTAGTAGTTGGCATCGTAAGCACATGGACTTGGGCAATTGGGTTAAGGGCATGAGATCTGACCAGATGAATCCCATCAAGCGTGAGTCTAATTTCATCACCATGCTAGAGTGTATCCATCCAGAAGACGCAGTACACATCGTCAACATGACTCAAAAGAAAACTTCTGTTGCTGGACTGACCAAAGAGGTCGTAAAGGAAGCATTGCCTAATATTAAGATTTAGCAAGAAAGTTCTTGTAATCTCATTCTGTCCGAGTAAAATAAGAGTCATCGCCCTGCCGGAAACTAGATACTCATATCACTCAATGTATAAATACTGATATGAAGAAGTTCTCAATACATTTCTCTGACTCTTATCTTACTGAAGCAAGTATCGATAAGATGGATCTCTTTAAGAGACAGAATAAACAGACTTTCCTCGATAGAGCAGGGAAGGGAGAACTATTATCTATGAAGGGAGAGAAACTCCCTATCAAGGATAAGGAAATCTGGAAGACAGTTCAGTCTGATATTCAGAATGCTAATGATCATAATGACTTGCCCGATGACTTTACTGTCCGGTTTCGAAAAGCAATTGCCCCTTTCTCTCAAATCGACAAAACAGCAAATGGAATGTCTACTCAGTCCGGAAGAGATCCTTCGGGAGAGGACTGGGAAGCAGGCATTACTGTTGGACTTGATAAACTTGCGGGAAGAAACTTCATGGACACTCCCGAGTGGGAGAGGTTCGGCAAGTATTGGGGTGATTGGGAAGAGCAGGCAATGCGAACTGCCCAAGCATTCAAGAAAGAACTGAAGATTACTCAACTCAAGCAAACTGGATCCCAGAGGGCAACACTTGCGAAGGGTTGGAAAGGCACAAACAAAACTCCCAAAACTGATCTACTTGGTGGCAAGCACCGTATCTCTCTCAAGAAGGCAGGGGGATCACAGTTGATGTCTGCAGGTAAGGAAGAGGCAATCTCTACACTTGAAGCAGCAATGGCAACATACGGTGTCAGTGGTAAGGGCAAGAGAGAGTTCAACCAATTACTTAAGAGTTTTGAAGAGAATCTCATAAAAATGTCCGAGAAGGGGCAGATGTCTCAACTCCGCAAGAATCCTAAACTTGCTAAAGAGGTTGAGATCGCAGATGCCAAGACTGCTCAGATCAATGAAGATATCGAGAAGTACATCAACACCAGTATGGGATTCAAGTCTCACTTCTGCTGGGAAGCGGCAACGGGGCATGGCAAGTTCGGGCAGGACACATGGCCGACAGCAACCCTAATTGTTACCTTCAAAGAGGCAGGAGGCATTGAGCACTCCCTCGTACTCGATAGTCCTGACAAGGCAGGCAAGTATCTCGCAAAGGGAAATAACTTCTACGCATCGTTTAAGAGTTCAGGAAGCAGTGCTCCCTATCTCTCTTTAAGAACGAAGGGAGTTGCTAAGTCAAAACTGGTTGATGACTACATTCCCACCTTCGCGGAAATCATTGCAGAAGAAACAGTTAATAGTGGACTGTTTTTGACAGAAGACCTACAGCAGTTGGATGAGTTCCAGATGCTAAATAAACTTAAGAAGGGAGCAAGTACAGTCTCCTCAAATGTTGTCAATGCGGCAAAGAAGGCACTGGCAGCAATACAGAAAAGACTCAGTCAAGCATTTAATATGATCAAGAGACTCGGAGCAAAGGCATGGAAAGGATTGCTGAACTTCTTCGGTCTCGTGGTCAACAACGTGACAGTGAGGGGTGGGGGTAAGTACCCACTACGATAGTATGCCGTTATATGATTTGAAGCATGTCCCCTCAGGGGAAGTGAAAGAACACATGGTATCCATTGGAACCATGGAAGAGATGATATCCTCTGGTGAGTACGAGATCGTTCACAAAAGTGTGAACAAGAATAACGTGCTAAGTCATCAAGGTGGTATC